AGATGAGTGGCAATCTTTAGAAAGCATTCTCCAAGATAGTCTGGAATTCTCGGTTTTCCTTCCCAGGCACCAGACTTGGGAGGATGCTTATCATACTTCTCAAAGTACTTCTGTTCTGCCTTGTCTACTTTAGATCGATAAACAATAAGAGATTCTAATAACTCTTTATTGTTTACATAATGTTCTGATTTCTTTTTAGGCATGGCATTGGACTTTTAGTATAAGTTGTAATTATTATAGCACATACTGCAAGGGCTTGACAAGTATTGAAAAACCATATAGACTAGGTTTGTCTCCGTTGAAGATAAGTTCTAGCTTTCTTTATTATCTTTATAGAGATTCTCCAGTTTTTTTCTAGCTTCTTTCACAGAGGATACATAACCCATTGTTGATGAAGGTTTCACTTCTCCAGCCGGTTTGTATACTTCTATTGAATCATTATTTACATAATGTTCATATAACTGAATTAACTTGATGTCTTTTGTTTCGGTCATCGTAATAACCTTATCAAGTTTAATCAAGAACATATCGTCACTTGACATCTCTATCCAAGGTTTAATCTTAACATAAGAATCGCCGGTAGAGTTTGTTACGGGTTTCATAATGACAGGATTTTGTAGAATTAATATTGGATCGCCATCATTTTCATCTACCATAATGAGTGATAGAATCTCCTCTCCGGATACTAATTTTAAGATGCAGTAAAATTCATCACCCATTAGTCTTTAAGTGGTATGTTTACAATATCGTAATTAAAGTTTTCTTCATTATAAATTTTAATTCTTTCAATAAGGTGATTTAGTGTATAATTTTTTCTTGATTTGTAACTAATATCATCGGCAATGTCATATAAAGTTGCTTTTACTTTATTTTCTCCTTTTCGGAGAACTCTTCCGATTGATTGAAGATTTCTGATTCTTGATTTGCTAGGGGAAGCAAATATAACATTATGCAGATTTCTGATATTGACACCAGTAGAAAAAGTGCCGTAGGAGGCAACGATAATTGCATTATTTTCTCTTTCGGTAATTTCCCTAACTAATTCTCTTTCTTCAGTATCCACTCCACCATGGACGAAAAATACGTGCCTATCATCAATTTTGCTATTATTTATGAGTTCGTAAAGTGGTTGCCCGTGCCCTTCTACTCTGGCAAAAAGCACAAGAGTATTACCCTTTAAGTCTAATGCCAGATTTTTTATAAAGTTATTTCTTTTTTGATGATTGATAATATACTGAACCTCATCCTCAAATATTTCAAATCTGTTTGGGGGGTGCTTGAGTAATAAAACTTTAATGTCTAATTTGGCAAGATGACCTTTTTGCATAAGTTCATCAGTTTTAATAATCTTATATGATGGACCAAATAATCCTTCTAGAACCCACTTATGAGTTTGTGAACCATCACAAAGTTTTGTCATTATAGATATTAATGACTTGGATTTAAACTGGTGTGCCTCATCTCCAACGACAACATTAAATCTAGAAAAGTACTGCTTGGGAAGTTTGTAGATGGACTGCCAGGTAGTAATAATGACTTGGGAATCAGTTTCTCTTTCCTTTCCCGCATAGATTTTGTGACAGTATGAACCAACATCCCACCCATAATCTGCAAAATCTTTATACATTTGTTCTACAAGGGAAGTCGTCGGAACAACTACGAGAATATTTTGCTGCTTTTCAACGTAGTATCTCACAAGAGAATATATCATTAGTGACTTTCCAGAAGCAGTTGGAGATATCAATAACTTACGATTATGTCTTAAGGCGTCGTATACTCCCTCAATTTGATAATCCCGTGGAGCGTGCCTACTAATTGCCGTCATATAATCCTTTACGCCTTCCTTTGAGATATTCTCATTTATCTCAAAAGGAAGACCATAAAACTTATTATTCGTGAACTCATACGTGTAATTATGAGTCTCGCAAAATCTAATAATTCTATCTAAAAGACCAATATAAATTTCTCTTGTATCTACATTAAACAAATATATACGACCATCCCACCATTTATTTTTATAAGATGGGGAAAACTTAGCATTTGGAACTTCAAATTGAAATGCGTCTCTTAATTCATAATAGATATGAGGTTCTGCTTCTATTTGCAAATAAACCTCGTTTTTCTTTGATATCACTAAATGGGTCATTCATAACATATCAGTTATGAGTATTTATTGCCCTGCTTGATCTGCAGTTTCAGTATTTTCTGGTTTTTTCTTTTTAGGTTCTGGTTTTTGTTCTGGTGCTGGTTGTTGCTGCTGCTGTTCTGGTGGTGGAGTTTGTGATTGTTGAGGTTGTGTTGAAGGTGGAGTTTGAGTAGGTTGTGGTTGTTGAGGTTGTTGAGGTTGTGATGGTGCTGTTGTAGGTTGTTGTGGTTTAGTATCAACGGGTTCAGTTCTTTGTTGCTGCTGCACCTCAGGTTTTTGTTGTTGTGATTGTGTCGCTAATATTTCTTTTGCTTGTGCCGCTCTTGCCTGAATATCAGCAAAAGTCATATTTGCAGTTTGTACTGCCTGATCTGCAGTTGTCAATCTTGCATTTAGATTTGGATTATTAATTTTCTTTTGTGCCTGATGCTGTCTGTAAGTTTTTGTTCCATCAGGATTTGTTTCTAATTCATTTTGTGCGGATTGCTTTTCTGCTTCGGCAGCAGCAAGTGCTTGCTGTGCTTCTGCTGCTTGCTTAGAAAAATATGCAAATGACGAAGGTTCTCCAGTTCTTGGTGCTTTAATATCACCTGTAGATGTAACTGGTCTTTGAATTGTACCTTCCCTTGTTTTAGTGGTTCCTTTTCCAAGTCTCATTCTCTGATTGACTCCAGAAACTTCTCCCGGATTTCTTTTTCTTCCACCACCTCTCCCAGTTGAAATAAAACTGTCAACTGCCTTCTCGTATTTACCAACACCACTTAATTGTGCTTTGGCAGTTTCTCTTTCGGTTCCTGGGATAAGTTCTTCAACACTACCACGAAGTTTATCTAATTGTGGAAGTAAATCTTTTTGTTGTTCTTTACTCATACCCTTACTACTAGACATAGCATCTCTAAGGGCAGATATTCTATTGTTTCCTTCACTCTCAAGTTGCTTTGCCTGGTCTTTTGTGATTCTTCCACTCTTAAGTGCAAGTTTCAAAGCGTTTCTTATTCCAACAGTATAGTTTCCAGCAGTCTCATCCGCACCAGCAGAAGCAGAAACTGCACCAGATGCTTTCTTAAGACTTGTATAATTTTCTCTTTCTGGTCTTGTTGGATGTTGAAAAACTATATCCGCTTTGGAAGTATCACTTTCTTTTCCATAAGCAGTTTTTCCAGATTTTGATAGTGGTATTTTGTCATCACCAAGTCTTTTAACAGTATATCCTTGAGATATTAAACGTTTGCCCAGTTTACTTTGACTATCATTTAAAAAAGTATAAAATTGATCTTCCAACTCACTGTAATAAGAATCTCTATGATCTTCGGTCTTTTTACCACCACTAAATCCTTCATTCCCAATATTGGAAAAATGCAGTGGATGTTTCTCATCATTTTTTACTGCATTTAATTCTTGAGCAAGAAAATCAGTAAGTTCTTCAGTATCTCCCCTACTTACAAGACCTCTAAGAATCTTACCCTTATTATTTGCCTTGTCATCAGATTTAGTTAAATGATTGTATAGATTAACTAAAGCAACCTCATAATTATATTTTGGACCACTACGCCCTTTCTTCTCTCCTTCAGAAAGTAAAAAATAACATTCGGATATAAATTCTACAAACGTCTTCATTTCTACCGACAGTTTATTTTTATTTAGTTATACCCCGATGTAAACTTATGCCACTCAATACTGTTCTTGATTTGATACGTTCTATTCGAAATCATCTTAAGAACTTCTTCCAGAAACTTAAGCATAATGTCATAATATCTAATCTTCAAATCTACCTTACAGAGTCTCTCATCGGCGTCCATATACCTCTGTATGGCGTCTTTCTCTCTTACCTTATACGGAAATGGTTCTTCAGCATAGACCTCTGCTGGTGCCTTTCCTGTGTAGTAATTGTAACGTTCCAAACGAACTCTATTATAGGTTTCTCTTGCCTTTTCACGAAGAAGAGTAATGGTATTATAAAGAGTATAATATTTTGAATGAAGTTGCGGTATTTTTAAAGATTCATCGTGTAAATTATCAGGGTCTATGACAGAATCTCTCTGCCACATTTCCTGGATTTCATCTAAACTGAGGTTCATAGGGGTGTATTATTATCATCAAGAATATTATACACAGTATACTTGAAAGCCACGTCTGCTGTAAAGTACTGGATGTCTGTTTGTGTTGCATCAAACTCAAGAGAACTTAATGATACTGGAAATAAATCCTTAAATTTTACCACGGCAGTTGTATTATAGTTACTGTTTAAGATATACAGACTTCCATCACTAAATGCTCTTTTAGGGTCTTGTGATTGTGTTATGTCACTTACTATAGAAATTAAATCTTTATATTGCTGAGTTGTTTCTGGAAATCCAAGACCTGTCAACCAGTTATGAATTGCCATATAATTTTCCATATTCTCATCAACCATAAATCTTAGAGATAAATCACCATAGGTAATTTTATCTCCAGGAACATCAATATCTTTTAGATATGTTGGTTGAGTATTGAGTGATAATGTAATTTCTGGTATTCTTGCCGTATTACAAAAAAAGGCAACTTTAGGTTCTTTTGCTAATGAAAACTTAAACCCAACTGGTGATAGGAAGTTTCTATTATCAATTTGGTTGGGAAACGAGCAGGACATTTTTATTTTTATTTAGAGTGATTTGTTGTTTTAATTGATTTACTATATACTATAGTATTCTAACCTGAAATGTTTAATGGATTTAATCAAATATCTTCAAGAAAATTGGGATAAATCTAAGTTCATTAAAGTATCCTTAAATAATTCGATCAGGGATCAAATTGAGAATAGTACAAGTTTCTTAAATTGCCATTACGATTCTATTCCTTTAAGGACGAGGGCATATGTTCTTGCAAATCATATTACAGAAAATACAATTCCAAAGTGTAAATGTGGTTGTGGAAAAGTTTGTGCAATTGATAAAACATATACTGAAAATGGATTCAGAAGTTACTCAAGTTCAGATTGCTCTAGAAAAGATAAAACAGTTGATAAATCTATTCTTAAAAAGTTAGATAATTATGAATGGATTTATAATCAACGCATTATAGAAAAAAAATCAATAGAACAAATCGCCAAAGAATTGAGTATATCTACAATTCCTGTTGTTAAGTATCTTAAGAAACATAAAATACACGGATTAATTGATTCAAGAAGAAGGAATAGTCATAGTACAAGTATTTTAAGTGATAAAGAAAAACTTGAAGAATTATATAAAACTGGATTGACCTGTGATGAGATTGGAGAAAAGATAGGTGTTGCGAAATCTACAGTAGCAAGGTGGTTGAACATTTATGGAATTGATATTAGATTATCTAATTCTTATGAAAGAAAAATTAATAAAGTAAGTAAAGAAGAAAACACCTTATATGAGTATGTCCAATCAATCTATAACGGCAATATTATTCAGTCAAACCGTTCTGTTCTGAATGGTAAAGAGTTGGATATTTATTTACCTGATTATAAATTAGCAATTGAATATAACGGTCTTTATTCTCATCAACACAGACCAAGTGAATCTAAGGAATCTTTGATTAAGGGAAAATCTTATCATCTAAACAAAACCCTAATGTGTGAGAAGCAGGGAATACAACTTCTTCAGTTTTATAGTGATGAATGGTTATACAAACAAAGTATTGTCAAATCTGTTATCTCAAGTAAATTGAATATAAATGAAAAAATATATGCCAGAAAATGTAAGAAAGTAATTATAGATACTCATCAAAAAAATCAATTTCTAAATCAAAATCATATGCAAGGTGAGGACAAAAGTAAGGTTAAGATTGGACTTACTTATGAAGATGAACTAGTTTGTGTAATGACTTTTTGTAAATCTAGATTTAACAGAGTTTATGAATGGGAACTTTCTAGA